ATTTAAAGCTTTGTAAGTCATAGCTCTTCTAATTCCTTTTCTTCCAAATTGTAAAATTGCATCTTGTTCAGTTAATGGTTTATGAAGACCAAATGTAATTGGCTCCCACAAATTAAATCTACATCTTCTACCTTTTAATGTTTGTACAAAACCTTTTTTATCTGCTCGTTCTATGCATTTTTCAGAAAGTTTTTTTACAAAAGGAACTTTTTTATTGTATTCTTGTAAAATATTTTGAGCATCTTCATATGAAATTCCTAATTCTCGCGATAATTTATTTACACCCATTCCGTAAAATAAACCTAAATTAATTGTTTTAGCTTGTGCTCTAGGAATATTTGCCATTTGAGCAACTGTTTGATGAAAGTCAGCGTCTTCTTGTTCATATGCTTTAATTAACTCTTGAGTTCCCTCATACCCTTCTCCAATTAGTGAAGCAAAGTGCACTACTAATCTAGGTTCCTGTTGAGAATAATCAAAAGACCCCCATTTACAACCATCATCGGGCAGGAATAATGACCTAATTAAGGGGCCTAATTCCTTATTTCTAGCTGGTATTTGTTGTAAATTAGGTGAGGAGTAGGATAATCGACCCGTTACAGTGCCACCGCCAGTACCCTTTAATTGATTTATTTCGGCATGTATACGACCTTTAAAAGCATGTTTTATAATCGAATCAATAAAAGCACTATAAAATTTATTTACTTCTCTTATTTCTTTTATTAATTTTGCTAAAGGTTCTTTACAATTTTCTAACCAATTTGCTGTAAAACTAGGTTCTTCTGTTTTCTCAGTTAGTGGATATTTTATTCCAAGTCGGTCAAAAGCCAAAGCAACAGATCTTGCAGCCCACACGTCTACATCAAGAGATGTCATTTCTTTTACTTTCTTTAAGAGTTCTTTTTCTCTATTTATAAATTTTTTTTTTAATTTTTCTGCTCCATCTAAATCAACTCTAACTCCATGCTCGCGCATTTTTATTATTTGAGGAATTAAATCCATTTCAAGTTTCCATACGTCACTTAAAGATTCACTTCTTATTTCCCAATCTAATCTTTGCCATAGCTCTAAAGTTAATTGAGCATCTTGTTCTGCATAAAAGCCAACGTATTGAGCAGGTAATTTCCATAACTCGGCTTTCGCGTCTAATCCCCATTCTTCTGCTCTTTCTTTTAATTCTGTCTCAGCTTTTATTTTACCAAGATAATCTTTTGCTAAATTATTTAGGCTATATGAAAATTTATTTTCATCAACTATTGCTGCTGCAATCATTGTATCTACTATTGCACCATTTACTTGATAGCCATATGATCGAATCCAACCTAAGTCATAACTTGCATTGTGAAATATTTTATTACTAGGTGTTTTACACACATCTTTAAACCAATTAAGGACCATATTACGATCCATGTTACCACCTACATCATGACCGATTGGAAAGTATCCATTAAAATTTGGCGTGGCTACCGCGATCCCCACTATTTCTCCATCCTTCCTAGCCCAACCTGAACCTAAACTTTTCAAATTAGGATCACGTGTTTCTAAATCAATCGCTATAGATTTTTCATTTGATAAATTTGGGAAAGATTTCGGTGTTGTCCAATCACCTTTTTGAAATATAAAATTTAACTGGTGGCTCATTTCTTATAATCTCTCTCTAAAACCATTTCTAAATAATGAATAGCTTTAAAAATATCTTCTTTCTTGCCTTTTAATCTGTGTCTGCAAATATATTTAATTGCATTTCCTTCTGCGAATGGAATATTATTTTCATTTATAAATACTGATGGCTGTATCTTCATTAACTTGTAATGTTTACCACCAACTTGTTTAAAAAAAGCTCTATTAGTCATTTATATTCTCTACGTAAGTATTATATATTTGTGCTAAAGGGAAACTATATTTATGTGTAGTCCCAAGTAGAAACAAATTTTTTTTTGATCTTGTGCTGCCTGTATACCAAACTCTAGCTTCATTTGATTTTGCATTTAAATTTTTACCATCAAAATCAGAAGGCCAGTTTGTTTTTGCATATAAAACTACATTTTCTGCTTCACCTCCTTTAACCTGGTGAATCGTATCTATTATAATATTAGCCTTGGTATTTAAATCAATATTTAACTTTTCCATCTTAAAAAAATATTTCTTTTGCGAATCACTAAATTTCCTATTAAAAGCATCATACCAAGGCTCTTTCTTTTTAATTGTTTCTAAACCACCCACTACCTGTAGTGTCTCAAAATCCATTAAATAATTTGGATCTATTTCTAACCATGCCTTTGAGTCTAACTTCCTATAACCTCTAGCTATTTCTTGTATATATTCATAACAAAGCACCGCTTCTTCCTTATTGATAGCTCTACCACCCACAAGGTCAGTCCAAAGTCTAATGGCCTTATATTGATAAATATCAAAGGATTTTTTACCTTTTACGTTTTCATAGTATAAACCAAGCTTTTGGGCTTCATCAGTAAGTTCTTTTACACATTCTCTTATTCTAGCTAAGATATACCATTTACCGGTGAGTGCATGAAAAGGTATTTCTTGAAATTTTTTAAATAACATTACGTTACCCTCTCCTAAACCACAGTTAAATTCTTTCTCTTCTGTATTTTTAATTTTTGAACGTATTAATTTTGCAAAAGAATGTATTTGTTTATTTAATCTATAAGAATATTTTAAGACAATTTTACGACCCGGGAACTCTTGAAATATTCTAACTAAAGCCCCATTCCATTCGTAAATTGCTTGGTCATCATCTCCAGCTACATAAACTTTCTTTGCAGCCTCTGCTAACTTATAAACAAACTTCCATTGTAATGGTGTTAAATCTTGTGCCTCATCTATAATTAATAATTTAAAATTAGGCGGTGTTGCAACTTCAATGTATCTTTCAATCATGTCAGTAAAATCAACTCGGTGTTGTTTTTTAAAATCTTCATAAGATTTAATCGTATTGATATATTTTTCTAAACTTACTTTTTTAACCCTCTCTCTTCGATAAGCAAGAATAGGGTCAATCATCATATTTCTAGCTTTATCATAAATTCTTAGAGGCCAATTCTTTCTTATTCTCACATCACTATAACTATCATCGTATTCTAAACTAATGTTTCCCATACCACCTTCAAACTCTCGCATATCTCCATCATCATCCATAACAGGTATTTCTTTAAAACTTTGTCTACAAAAACTATGGATAGTTCTTACATTGTTCAAATCCTCATCTTTAATAAAAGGAAATTTAAATTTAAATCTTTCTATAGCTTCTTTGACAGCTTTTCGTGTAAAAGAAAAATATGCAACTTCGTTTGGCTTTACACCACGTTCTAAATATTTTTCTACTCTACTTAATAACTTTGTAGTTTTACCAGTGCCAGGGGGTCCAAATATCTTTATAGTTTTAGAATGGAGCTTCTTCATTATTCCTCTTCGATTTAAAGTCTACTTTTTTAGGTTTGATTTCAATCTTTTCTGGAAGTTTGATTTGCCAAACCCTATGGTTAGCTTTTGTCGTAGAGGTAGCACCACCATTTTTTAAATATCGAATAACCTCTTGATTACTTTTTTTACCTTTTTTTTTAGTTAGAAAATCTTTAAATGTGTGTAAATTAAAATAAACAAATTCTTCATCCTTAATAATGTATCCAGCTTGTAATTGAGATAAGTCATCGCCTGGTTCTGTTTCTGCAATAAACATTCTTGTGTAATAACTGAAATCTTCTTTTTCATCATCACCAGGCTTCATATCATCTACTTCTTTTTGCATGGCTTTAAGATTAGTTAAAAACATATTCCAATCTTTTTTATTTAAGTTTTGCCAAACAATATCTGCTTGATCAAATAATTCTTCTTTAAGTAATTGCTGCTGCACTATTTGTTTTCCTAATAATTGTATTTGCTTACCCTCTAAAGTCAAAACATAATAAGGTGGTGAAGTATTATGTTTAAAAAAACTATCAATGGTTGGTATATATTGATTTGGACCAATACCAAACTTTCTTTTTCTACAAGCCTCTTTATTACAATATTGTTTAGCTATGGGAGTTTCACACTGATAAAAATATTCTTTCTCAACAATTTGATCTACTATTGCATCTAATTCTGTATCTTTTGTTATTGGTGGACTCATACAAGTTTTATTTCTTTCGTACAACTCTGTTTTTAATTTTTCTGGATTTTTTAAATAAGCAAGAACTGCAAGATTAAATAAAGCATTGTTTCTTTGACCCTCAGAGACTTTATTTTTAATAAATGCTTGTGTGCATGGTGGATACTCATTCCACATAAGTTCAGGACCCTCATCTATAGTTGTGTCCGTTTGTATTTTTAAATCATCAAATATTTTTGGAGTAATTCTAAATTTTTCTACATAATCAAAAAACTTTTCTAATGTTAATGCTTCCCCTTTGTCTGTTAAACAATATCTTGTACAATAACCTTTATTGCCACCGTGATAAGGCATATTAACACATTTACCCACTCCCCATTCTCCATCTTTTTGAATAGTAATTTTATCTTCGTTTGGAAATTTATCTGCTAATGTGCCACCAAATCCTAAGTCCGCGGCTAACGCGTGTATCTTTTTACGCATATCTGCTGCTAAAACACTACCTTTAATGTGTAAGTATAAATGTAGACCGGAAGTTTTTGATCTGTAGGGAACTAACGGATAATTTTTTTCTCTTATTTTTTTTAAAACAGGAACCGGATCTTTGTGATAAATTGCACCATCCACATCAATTACACCCCAACTGCAAGTCCCGTCCCTTCGAGTAGGGACAAGACCCACAGATATAACACCATTGAGATGTTTCTCGATTACATCAACGGTGACGGTTTCTTTATAACGATCATATTTACCTTCAGTTTTAGAGTCTCGCTGTCGCTTACTCTCTTCAACAAAAGTGTAATAATTCTCTCTTTGACAATCAAAGATTTCAAGAAACCGACCTGCATACATAATTAAAACGGAGTTTTTTCATTACCTTGCGAGTCAGCGGTTGTTACGCCGTTAACTACCGTTTCATTTTCTGCAAGCCCCTCAAGGTTCAACTCGCGCTTTTCAGCGATCATAGAGTCTCTTAATTTTTGAGACTCCAAACTTGCGTTTGAGTTTGCTAAACCTACGAAGTTTATTACCCAACC